ATGCTGACACATGCCAATCTGAACGTCTATTGCACCGATCTGGGCGAAGACGGCATCGATCTGGCGAAACTCTACGATTACGACCTGATCCTGCTGGACCTGAACCTTCCCGACATGAGCGGGCATGAGGTTCTGCGCCAGTTGCGGCTGGCCCGGATCGAGACGCCGATCCTGATCCTGTCAGGGTCGGACGATACCGACAACAAGATCCGCGGCTTTGGCTTTGGCGCGGATGATTACCTGACCAAACCCTTCCACCGCGAAGAGCTGATCGCGCGGATCCACGCGATCATCCGCCGGTCCAAGGGGCATGCGCAATCGGTGATCCGGACGGGGCGGGTGAATGTGAACCTTGATGCCAAATCCGTCGATGTGGATGGCAAGAGCGTGCATCTGACCGGCAAGGAGTATCAGATCCTGGAACTCCTCAGCCTGCGCAAGGGCACGACGCTGACCAAGGAGATGTTCCTGAACCATCTTTCTAGGCGCAAAAAATCCAACAAAATCAATGCGCCTATGTTTCCGTTTCAACGCGGTTTCAAAGTTCTCTATTTAGCCGCCGTTTGTTCCAAAACCTTTGTAGCCGCCAGAAGGCACCCCGCGCACAGTTCTACCCACCTGGCATCATAGTCAGGCTCTTCGCCGATCATGATAAGAAGATCATGGTTCTCTCCGCATTCGTCGCACACGTTCCTCGTCCAACTTGTGTTTCCGATAATTTGGTCAATCTTCTCTGGCGTCCGATCCTGTGGAGAAAGCGCCAAGAGACGTTCAGTTATTCGGGCCTTATGTTCGTCACTAGTGTTCCGATACTGTTGCGCCCAACGTTCCGGCGCTTGTTGGCAAATTTCTGACCGCAACAAAACTTTCATAGTCATTTCCGTTTCTCCTGTGCTTCTTTAGCTCTGGCCCTCTGCATCGCCTTCCCGGCATACAGGCGCACCATTTCCACCGCGCTATGCCCGGTTATCGCCATGACATGCTCAGAGGTTAGGCCGGGGATGCTGGCAATTTCTGACGCCGCAGCATGGCGCAGCGCGTGGATGTCGTATTCCTGCGCGCCGATCTTCTCCCTGACCTCGCGAATGTCTTTCCACGCCAAGTTATAGCCCACGGGCCTGCCGTTATCCTGGCACACGATGAACAGCGACCGCTTGGGCGTGGCGTCCAGCACAGCGCGCAACCGATCGGTAAGGGGGATGAACAATTCCCGCTTGGTCTTGCCTTGCTTGATCGTAAAGCCGTCGCCGTCCATGTCGGACCAGCGCAGCGCAAGCACGTCATTGATCCGTTGCCCTGTGCCTAGGAGCAACTCGAACAGAAGCGCCGTGCGGCCCGTTGCAGTGGCGCGAAAGGCTGCGATCAGATCAGCAGGCCACGGCTTGCGGACCTTGCCCGTCGCGGGCAGGCTCTTGACGCCCTTTGCCGGGTTATCCTTCATCCAGCCAATATCAATTGCGTGTTCCAGTAGCACAGACAGCGCCCCGATCTTGCGGTTAGCGTCGGTCGGCTTGTCAGAAAGTGCCTTCTGCATTTGAATGATGTGGACGCGCTGCAATGTGGCCGGATCAACATTGCCTGCTGACTTCTCAAAATAGGCGAGGCTGCGCTCATATGATTTGCGAGTGTTGAATGCCAGCTTTGCCCACCCGCGCGATTGGCGATAGCTGGCGATCAGCTTGGAAATAGTCTGCTTTGGCGTAACGATGCGGCCCCGCAACAGTCGGGTGTATTCGGCGTAAAACTCTGCTGTTCCGGGGGCGGCGTGAATGCGCTGACACGTTCCTGGCCTGACGAAATATAGATAGCCCCGCTTGCCCTTGGGATACACGAAAGCCGGAAGACTGCGCTTCACTTGCGCCCCCAATCAATCAGGTCAGGATCCGGCCCGCGCTGCACATTGGCGGGCGGGGTCACGCGGATCTTGCCATCCGGCTCTATCTCAACCGTGCAGCCTGCCGTGACCCATTCGGCCACCATACGGCGCAAGGCATCGGGGCGAATGATGCTAGTCATATGTCCTCCACGCGATGGCACGGTGTCCAGACGCCACCGCGCAGCCGCCAGACAAGGCGCGGCTTGGTTATGCGGGGGCGGGGCGGGGTCATCATATATCCTCAATAGCTTCTTCCGCGAAACGTTTGGCATCCTCAATGCTTTGCGCCTCCAATATCATTCTCAATACATTTCGAAGAGCAGCGATGCGGGCCTTGTCAGTTTCTGACTTGGCCTGTTCTACGCCGCGCGCCATAATGTTTTGGATAAGCGTCAGTTCCTCCATGCGGTCGGCATGTGCCTTTTCGGAACCGCCGCCTTTCACGGTGACGGTGTATTCTTTTCCATCAAACGTTACCCAAAGATCCGCACATCCAAGGCCGCCGCCTGTATCCATGCTTGACCCATGATCAACCTGTGACCGCAAATAGTCGCGGATCATATACATCAACTGCAAAGCATCCTTGGGCAGATCAAGGCCTGGTAGGTCAAAGTCGCCAAGGTTAAGTGGCCTTTTCCCGTCACTCACAGTTCAAACCCCTCATCTGGCTTCGCAGCATCGCCGCGAATGATTGCGTTAAGTTGTTCCACCCGCCACCGTTCAAACTTCCCGATCCTGACAGGCGGCGGCAAGGCTCCACATTCCACCAGCCGCATGAAATCCTTCGGCGGCATGTCAAGCATCGCCGCCGCTGTCTGCGCCTTCACGGCAAGGGGGCTAGTCATCGCGGGCCTCGCTGTCGGGCAGGATGCGCGGCTCCACCCACGGCCAGTAAATCAGCGTTGCAATGACCCCAAATGCAACGCCCGCCGCAAAGATGCCGATAATTGCCACGTCACCCATCACCGCCCCTCCTGTTCCAGCGCGCGGAGGATGGCGTCACCATGGCACCGGGCTGGCTTGCACCAGCAGACCAGATGCTTTCCGCGCAACGGCTCAAGGTCCAGCGTCGGCAGAACTTCCCGCTCGAAGCGGTCGCAGACTTCATCCCGCGTTCCGTCCTTGCCGATCACGAAGGGGTTGCCCCATGCCGATCCGCGACCGATGTAGACCGCACCAGCCGGGGCCGTTCCCGCGCGCTTGTTGTGGACCGCCACCGCCTCTATCAGCTTGCTCAGGCTCATGTGCGGGCCTCCCAATGAATACCGATGATCCGCAGCCCCGGCAGCTTGCACACATTGGCCTGCCAAACTTGTTCCGGGTCGGTGCCGTGCAGAACGATGCAGTAGAGGCCGTCATGGCCCTGATACTCGCATAGCCAGGGCGTGAAGGGGCCGAGAGCGGCAGGGCTGCGTTCATCGGCCGCAACACGGCGCAGGGATCCCCAATCGTGGCTCATGTGCGTTCTCCGATCATGGCGAGGATTGCCGCTTCGCATCTCAACACTTCCTGATCCTCGCGGTTGTTGTCGCCAATGTATCTGGCGCGCACAGCAGCAGCCGCCTCACGCAGCGCATCTTCGCGGGTTTGTTTCAGCACGGCTTGCAGGGACACGTCATTCATTCGCTCGTCTCCCCGATCAGGGCGAGGCGCAATGACGCCAGCGCGCGGTCAACAATGGGGAATTCAGCGCCTTCGTTCCCGGCGCGGCATGACAGGGCTTGCAGGTTCGCCTTGGCCCATGACAGTGCAGCCATGGCCTCGGCCGCCGCCTCCCGCGCCTGTGCGTCGTCCGCCCCGGCTGTTACACCGGGGCTTGTCTCATGCGACCGTAACCGTCGGTCAAGGTCATCACCTCCTTCCTGGTCATCATCCATGCTGCAATACCCGCCGCAGCAGTCGTCGCCTGTCGCGCCATAGGGGCAGCGTGAGCGCGCCTGTGCGGCGGTTAACACGTCCGCGCCGTCGTGTTCGCTTTTCGGCGTTTCGTTAACATGTGCGGCGTACGTGGGGGCGAGGGCGTCAACGGCTTCCATGCAGGCAAATGCCCCCATTGCCATCTGCGGCATGCCGTAGGTCCGTGCTTCTTCTGCAATTGCCTTGCACTTTGCCAGCGCCTCGGCCTTGTCGATCAGGGTCATTGGGTCGCCTCCGTGATGGCGGCGCGGGTTTCGCGCATGATGCAAAGAGAAACGGGCGGATTTGCACTGGCGCAGTCTCCACCGCAATCGGGGCATCCACTGTGTTCCCACCGCTTCAACGCCGCCACCAGCTTCGCCACGCGGGCCTGAGACGCGGCGAGGGCGGTTTCTGCGGCTTCATGATCCCTTTGCGCTTTTCGCATAAGGCTGTTGCATGTCTCGGCGTAGTCTTTTGCATCATCGATCTGCGCCTCCTGCGCGGCGATGCGGGCGATGAGGGCCGGGACGCCTTCGCGGCACCATTGGAAGAACGTTGCATCATTGGCATGGCGCATCGAACCAATTCGGTAACGCTTGCCGTCTGGCTGGATGACAGAAAGATCGTGACTTGAGTCCCATTCACTGAATGGAGCGCCTTCTGCCTCCTTGCAGAATGACGGGTGAAACTGCACCACGCGCCCCGGCGTCACGCCTTCCAGCACCTTCCCCGCCTCTGCCAGATCGGCAGGCACGGCGGCGGCGAGGGAGGCGAGGACTTCGGTTTCTGGCAGGTAGGTTGTGCGCTTGCCGTGATACAGCGCATCGCCACCGTCCTCGATGACACGGCGCTGCACCCCATCCAGCATGGCGGCGAAGGGGTTAGCGGTCATGGCGGTTCTCCAGCTTGGCGATGAAGGCGCGGGCGCGGTTTTCAGCGTCTAGGGTGTAGCCCTTGACCATGTGCGGGTATTGCTTGCCGTGGTCGCGCAAAGCGTCATGGCATTCCCGCAGCACCTCCACCGCCTCCGCCAGCAGCGCGGGATCGGCGCACAGATCGGCGCGGACGTATTCTGCCCCGTGGCCTGTGAAATCATGATCTTCCCAATTGCCACCGATAAGCGGGCTGCCTGTTTCCCCGCTATGCCAATCAGGTTCGCGGCAAGCCCAAATGCGTTCCGGCGCGTCCATCACATCATCCCCTCAGCAACGATATCAATCCGGCCCGCGCCATCTTCGGGCACCAGAATCGACGGCGGCACGGACATAAACCCCGCAGGCGGCGTGACGGTAATCAGATCGTCCGCGCCGGATGCATTGATTTCCACCCGCACATCAACGGCCAGCCCGTCGATCGACAGCGTGAAGCTGTAGATGCTGAGTTGGTGGATCCCGGTATTGGCGAACATCACCTCGGCCTCCACGCCGGGGCGCGATGACGGCTGCATGGTGACGTAGGTTTCGGCGTTCCAGTGGTGGGTATCCTGGCCGAATGCCATTACTGCGGCGGTTCCGCCGATGATCAGCCCGCCAAGCATCGCGGCAGTGGCTATCCCCCAGCCATGGGGGAGGCGGCGATCAGTCATTCGCGGGCCTCCAGCATGGCGTCGGCTATCTCTGATTGCAGCGCGGCAATCAGTTTTTCGGCTAACGCAATATCAGCCCCCAAGCGTTCCGCTTGTGCACGAAGGACTACTAACCTGCGCTGCGCATAAAGCAGCTCACATTCAGGCAGATTCGCCCTTATGGTTGCAATTGTCGCAAGGTTCTTTTCGCGGCTAGTGGAAATCCACCAGCTTTTAACGCGCTCTTCAATGGCGCAAAGAACGTCCTCTACGCTATCACAGAAGCGCGGCTCTTCGTCAAAGATTTCCGAGACATTGCCAAAAGGAGTATAGAGGCCAAGCCTCCACTGTTGTTCATTGCTACCCAGGTTATAGCGGCCTTGGTGCAGTGTGTAATATGCTGTGCGCTCACTCATTCCCCCGCCTCCCTCAACACGGCGTCGGCCAGTTCCACCGCGCGCTTTGCTACGTCTTCGCCCGCGAACATCACGCCACGGCCAGCCAGCGCCGCCGCGATGTGGATCGCCGCGTATTCGCGCTTGGTGAGGCCGGGGACGTAGTGCATGTGTTCGGTTTCGGGTGACGGAAATGCGCTGTCAGTCATCGGAAAGCACCTCCTTGACGCGAGATGACGCCCCATAGCCTTCCGCTTCCGGCATGGAGCAGAATGCATCCGTAAGCTTGTCCGCGAACTCTCCGGCTTGCTCTTTGGTTTCAAAGGCAAAAGCCATAAATTCCACGACGTAGTATTTTTCAGACGGATCGCTCATTGGCCTGCCTCCGTGATGGCGGCGCGGGCGGCGTCTCTCAAACGACTGCGAGAGTTGTTCCATCCACGATTGTATTCACTGGGGGCCTCAAGGTCTTTTGCCTCAGCGATGATCTTCAACGCCTCCACCAGCCGCGCCGTCTTGGCCCGCTCTGCGGCGAGGGCGGTTTCTGTGGCTTCGGCGCGGTCAAGTTCTGCCTCAAATTGCCGCGCGCTTTCGCGCGTCGCCTGACGATATCCTTGGATGTATCTCTTAAGCCCATTGTTCACCGCCTCCTGCGCGGCGATGCGGGCCAACAAGGTGGCGATCAGATCGGCTGCGTCAGAGGTCAACAGGTCCTGGTCGTCGCGGAGTGTGCGCAAAATGCCACCCGACGCTTCTGCCAGATCGGCAGGCACGGCGGCGGCGAGGGCGGCGAGGACGTCGGTTTCGGGCAGATAGGTTGTGCGCTTGCCGTGATACAGCGCATCGCCACCGTCCTCGATGACACGGCGCGGCACCCCATCCAGCAGGGCGGCGAAGGGGTTGTCACTCATCCCACCATCCTCCCCAGCGCGATCAGCGCGACGAAACACGCGCCGAACACAAAGCCCACGGCCACGAATTGCCACGGCTCCAGCAACAGCCGCCCGCGCGGCTGCATCGCCGCAAGCTTGGCGTCCAACTCGTCGGCGATGCTCTCGGCGGTGCGGATCAGATGGCGTTCATGCATCTTCGCTCTCCAATTCTGCGATCCGCGCCTTGATGCGCTCGATCTCGGCCAGAGCATCGGTTTCGCTACCGTGCCAGCTACCGACGTTCATCGCCTCGCAGACGCGGTTCCACTCGCGCTTGAGGGCGGCGATCTTGTCGGCCTTGGCCTGTTGCGCACCAGCGGCCACGGCCACGTTGATGCAGGCCGCGACGGCTTCGGCGGTGCCAGCGGGGAGGAACAGATTCACCGTCTCGTTGACGTTCCGGCTTTCGCAGAAGACCGTCACGACACCGAAAGCGCCGTGATACTCGCCGGGGCCATGTTCCTCCGCCTCGGCCTTGGTGATGTTCTGAATGTTTGCGCTGATCATTTCATGGCTCCTTGAATAAGTTCCAAATCGGTGAAATCTGCCTCGTGAACGCCGAAGCATTCGCGGCAGGTGATGCTGTCAACCGTCCATCCCTGATGGTCGATCAGCCGCAGCTCGACGTGCCACTCATTGCAGAAATCGCAGCACTTGCGGCCTGCGGGCGGCTCGGTGAAGTCGTATTCGACAACGGTCATGCGCGGCTCCATTTCGTCAGTTCCCCGGCCAGCATGTCGGCCACCTTCGCCAGCAAAAACTTGCTGTCGCCGTGTTCTTCGTAGAAGGCGCGGGGAGAATAATGATAAGCGCCGGGGCCGTATTCGCGGCGGTGATGGCGCGGGCAGAGCGGCAGAACGCGCATGTCAGAACGCGGATTGCCTTCGTGGTGAACTTCCACCCCATGAACCCCGCACACAAGGCAGGGCAGGGCCGCTACAGCCGCCATGTGGCGCTTGCAGGCGGCGGTGCCGTTGACTGGCTTCGGCTCTTTCAGGCCAAGCGGTGGTTTCTGAGCGAGGTTCATGCGGCCCTCACCAGCTTCTCCGGCTCAACGCCAATCTGCGCCGCGATCCAGTCCAGGATGGCTGTCTTGCTCTCCTGAAACCGCTTTCCGCCCATCGCCCGCAGGGATTGGCTTTCCGGCGTCCAGATCGTCACCACTGGCCCCACAACGCGGCCAATGGCGTATCCGTGTTTCCCCGCCTCAGCGGCCACCAGCGCAGCCTTGACGCGGCGGGCGGTTGCCATGGCCCCGCAATCGAGCGTGTATGTCTGGTGGAAGCCTGTGGCGATCAGCGCGTGTTTGCGCATCGTCTCAGGCGTGTCGGCCCAAGGCATGGCACAGAGGCTTTCCGGCAGGTTGGCCCAAGCGTCACTGATCCATGCGAATTGGTGCTTGTGGCTGTTGGTGCTGCGCCCGCGCTCAATGGTGACAAGCACAACCTCGCCATCGTCCAGATCTGGCTTGGCGTTTGTCAGCAGGCGCAGGACGCCACCTTGATAGCGGGCGCGGTATTCCATCAGCGCCACTCCGGGGCGAAGGGGATCTCGTCGTCCATGTAGGCACCAGCAGGTGCGCCGCCTGTGGGCCGTTGGGCGCGATCCGCAGCGCGGGCGGTGTTGGATTGCCCGTCGTCGCGGCGATCATTGCCGCCCATCAGGGTGACTTCGGCAGCGCGCAGGGTGAGGTATGTTTTCCCATCATGTTCGCGCGTGGACATGTCGCCAGAGACAACGACACGCGCCCCCTTGGTGAGGTATTGCGCCAGCTTTTCGCCGCGCGAACCCCACAGGCTGCAATCGAACCAAAGGGTGCGCTTGCTGTCTCCGAAGCCTTCGGTAACGCCCACGGAGAAGCCCGTAACCTTGTCGCCTTGTTGCGTGGTGCGGGTTACAGCATCTTTCCCGATGCCGCCCGCGATTGTCAGGGATTTCATGCCGCTTCCTTTGCAGTCAGTTGGGTTTTGCGTTTCTTGGCGGTTTCCAGCGCTGAGGCGTCGGCCTTCACAGCCGGGGGAAGATCCAGCCAGATGGCGTTGAGGGCTTCCACGCTGTCGGCGTTGGCGAGGCTTTCGCAGGCGATGGCGAGGGCTTCGGGATCGGCGGCAGCCTGGCGCTTCGGCGCTTTTGTCGCTTCCCCGTCGTCGTCCTCAGGGGCAAGGCCAGTCATGCCCAGCAGCCCGTAGCGGCGCGCATAGGTGATGGCAGAACCAACGCCCTGCATGTCCTGTTTGCCGATCACCAGATAGACGCGGCTGGACAGCCTCTCGCCGCTTTCGTGGGCCAAGATGGTATCCACGAACTGGCCGAACTCGTCCTTGCCGCTCGGCTGCATGATGGCAAAGCCGTTGCCATGCAGCGCCGATTGGCAAGCGTCCAGAACCGCGCCAAGATCGGCATACTTGCTTTTCAGGTGCGGGTTCGTCGTGTTCTTGATGACAGCGCCCATTTCCTTCTGGGCCTTCACCAGCGCTTTGATTGCGTCGCTCATTTCCGCAGCCCCCGCAGAACCATGTATGCCCGCACCATTTCGCGGCGGTAATACTCCGTCATCACCCGCAGGCCGCGCTGGCGGCAGCTATGGTATTCGCCGCGCGCGTAAACCATGTCGGCCAGCGCGGTGTTGCGAAGGTATTCACGGGCAGTCATCACATGCCCCACATGCTGAGAAAGCCGTAAACCACCACAGCGGCCACAACGGCGAACATCAGGAAATCGCGCAGTCCTTCGGCGATATCTTCCGGCGTCATGCTTCTTCTCCGTGCATCAGGTTCCATTGGTGTTGGCGAAAGGCGGGGATCGTCATGCCAGCATCGGCGGCCATGCGAGCCACAGCGGCGTCAATCAGATCGTCCTTGCTGTGGGTGGCTTCCGGCTCGGATGCCGTGGTGCAGGCCCAGCACGTCGTGAAGCTGCGGGCGCTGTATCCGTAGTCATCGCGTGATGCGTCGATCAGATGCCGCTTGCCTTTGCAGACGGTGCAGAACCTGTCGGTGTCGTCGCGGTGGGGCATCGGTTCCTCCATTCGTTAGAGGAACAATACTAGGAAATTTCCCAATCGCAAGCGGAAATTTTGGAAACTTCTTTAGTGACGATCCGCGCGCCCTATGTCACCTTCCAAACTTGGAAGGGGGTGAAGCGTGAACATCAAATTTGAGAAGGATGAGTTTGCAGCCATCATTCAACGGCTGTCCAGGGCGAACAGGTTGGCTTTGTTTTCAGAGATCGTTTCGGCGCTTAGTTCGGCAAGAGTGCGCGCGCCATTGTCAGAATGCGCGCCCGATCAATTTCCGGCAAAAGCCCGAAAACCTCAACAAGCTGGCGATTAAGTTCAATATCGCTTGGTTCTGAAACAAGGGCTGAAAGCGGAACGCCCAAGCCTTCCACGGCGATCTTGTGGAGGGTGTCCACGCGCGGGTTTTGGCTCTTGCCCTTCATGATGTCGTAGATGGCCGTTTGGTTCACCCCGGCGCGCTTGGCGAGTTCGAAGGGGTTAGTCCCCCGCTCCTCCATCAGCGCGCTAAGGTTCCGGGCCACGATAGACATGATCTGCGTCCGCTCCATGGGATAGGATTTATCCTTTCCCAACCTAAGCCTTCAACGCGGAAATTTCCAGTTGCAAGTAGTCAAGAAATTTCCTAACTTGGCCTCATGCAGCACACACACCCACAACATCTTGACCTTTTGGCTATCGTGGAAGCGTTCATCGCTTCATCTGGTATGTCAAAAAGTTCGTTTGGCATGGCAGCGATGGGCGACCCTTGCTTTGTGGACCAGTTGCGCGATGGCCGAGAGCCTCGCCGCCGGACCATCAAGCGGGTGATGGAGTTCATCGCCACTGGCGAACGCTACGACGCAAGCAAGCACTCCCTGCGCAACAAAGACAAGCGCGAGGTGGCAGCATGAGCGGCTGGACATACTCAACCGCCGTATACTGTTTTGGCGAAGGCCCCGGCCAGCCCGTCAAGTTGGGCGTGTCGGAGTGCATCGTCAATCGCTTCCAGATGATCCGCACCCACACATGGCGTGACATGCGCCCGTTTTGGGCATGGTGGGGGGACGAGGTGCACGAGCGCGCGCTTAAGGACCGCTTTGCGGACCGCCGCATTCGTAATGAGTGGTTCGCGGACCCGGACGACGAAATCAAAACACTCCTTCCATGGAACCTGCCTGCTGACGGCGTAGCGTGGCCGATCAAGATGCAAGTGCAGCAAGAACTCCGCAAGAAACGGTGTAACAGCTTCCCCGGATATCGGCCTAGCTACAGCATCACGCACGAAAAGCAGTTTCAGCACATTGACGCCTCGCTGCGCGACGAAATCACCGCATACGTTGGCGCTTTGGGCATCACCTTGACGGATGCTGATTTTGCCCCGCGCGATGGGCGCGAAATCGAGGCCGCCTTGAATGGGGTGGCCGCATGAGCCAAACATTCCGTTCCACACCTTCCCCCGCGCCCGTGCCGTCTCCCGATGGCATCGCCTCCTCCCTGCTTGGTGGCGCGGCAACTCCCCCGGCATCCATGGCAGCGATGCCGGGGGCTTTTCTTCTCGGTGCATCATGATGTGGCAAGAGCGCGGCAAAGACGCTTCTGGCTCTGACACATGGGTAGGCACCACCTGCGGCCAGACGTTCCTGATCACCCGCCATCCGGCGCGCGGCGTCGATCTGTGGCGTATCCCCGGCAAGGAACTGGTGTCCATCGGGTTCAAGTCGGTTGAAGCCGCCAAGGAATACGTTGGGAGGGCTTTCGGATGATCGAGCCAACCGACCGATCAGAGCAAAGGCCGCGCGTCATCTGTCGATGCGATGATTGCGGGCATAGCGAATACCAAAACTGCGATTACGAGCGGCAATCAGGCGGCGCTTGGAAGCCGAACGAGGGACAGGTGATCCACCGGCTTACCAAGAACGGATGGACGCACATCAAGGGCAAGCTGCGCTGCATGGCTTGCAGCGTAAAGCGCAAAGCGGAGAAACCTGAAATGACTGAGAATGTGACGCCGCTTCGCCAGCCGACGCGGGAACAGAAGCGCCAGATCATTGAACTTCTCGGTGAGGTTTATGACACCACCATTGAGCGGTATCGGGGCGCTGAAAGCGATGTGACGGTGGCGGAAGCCATCGGCGGCGGATGCATGTTCGGGTGGGTTGCTGAGATCCGCGAGGAACTTTTTGGCCCGGACGGGCGGAACGAAGAACTGGACGCCCTGCGCGCTGATATTTCGGTGTGGCAGGAAACTTCCGGTGAACTTCTGACAAAGGCGCATGCCGCCATCAGGGCGGTTGAGGATCACGGTGAAAGGGCCAAGGATTTCCAACGCCGCATGGATGCGCTCCTGAAGGCTGCGGGGCCGCGCGGGAAGGCCATCGCATGATGACCCTCAAGCAACAGCGGGATTATCTGTCCAAGCGGTATTTCCGCCTCGTCAAGATCGGGGATCGGGCCGGGGCCAAAGAGGTTGCCGAACAGCTTCGCCAGATCGTCGCGCAAATCCTGCGGGGTGCGTGATGGCTTGGCTGTTTCTCTTGGCTTTCTTTGCAAGCGCGTTAGTGGCGGGAATTTTCGGCGGCTTGCCGATGTTGGCGCTTTGCTGCGTGTCTTTCGCGGCTGGCGCTTGGTTCGCCGCATGGAGGATCTCCGGATGAAACGCGAGGCCCCCATCCAGCGCGCCATCGTGCAATGGCTGCGCGCCCAGCATCCGGCTTGGATCGTTCACCACTGCCGCAATGAAATCAACAAGAGCGGCAAGGCCATTGCCCGCGAACTGGCCGAGGCCAAGCAGAACGGCGCAATAACGGGCTGGCCGGATCTGATCGTGCTGCCGCCTTCGCATGTCGGGCCGATCTTCTTCGAGGTGAAGGCCGAGGGCAATTACCCCACCGACGCGCAGCGCCGCGTTCACGATCAGCTTCGCGGGCTGGGGTATCGCGTGGGCATCGTCCGCTCTGTGGATGACGTAAAGCAGCGCCTGGCCGATTGGGGCATCTGGTTCAATCGGGGGGCGGCATGACATACGTTCTCAGCCCCGAAGCCATCGCCGCGTGTCAGTCTGTATTCGTGCAGCACAAAAACACGGCTCTGCTGATCGTGGATGCCGTGTCGGAACAGACGGGCATTCCCGCCAAGCGCATTCTCAGCCCGCGCCGCGATGCCGCCACATGCCGCGCTCGCCAGATCGTCATGTATGAGGCCCGCCAAGCTGGGCTTTCCCTGATGCAGATCGGGGACGCATTGGGCCGTGATCATACCAGCGTCATGCACGGCATCCGCGCTGAAAAGAAGCGGAGGGGCGCATGACGCGCGTTCCGTATTTCAACTTTTACCCCGCCGATTTTATGAACGGTGTGCGCGGCCTGACGGCGCAGGAAGTCGGCGTCTACACCATGATCCTGTGCCGCATCTACGAAGAAAGCGGCCCTGTCGAATATCACCCGCGCCGCCTGTCAACATACTGCGGAATGCGCGAAGCAACCTTCGCGTCGGTGGTAGAAAAGCTGGTTGATCTGGACAAGCTGCAACTGGTTGACGGGATGCTTTCCAACCGCCGCGCAGAGGGTGAAATTGCAAAGCGTGCGGACGGTTTGAAAATTGCATCCAAGGCGGGAAAAGCAAGCGCCGAAAAAAGGCAACAAAATCAACGGCAGGACGCAACGCCCGTTCAACAGGCGTTCAACCATACAGATACAGATACAGATAAGTATTCCGTAGCTAAAGCTACGGAGGCTGATTGCCTCGATGCGACTGCGGATTTGTCCAAGGATTTGTTTGAACGTGGCGTGAAGTTTCTGAGCCGCCACGGCATCGGAGAACAGAAAGCCCGCAGCATCATCGGCAAGTGGCGCAAGGATCACCCGGACGCTGAAATCATCAGCGCATTCATGGACTGCGCCAAGAGCGGGGCGATTGATCCCATTCCTTGGATCACGGCCCGCCTGATCCCGCCGCAGCGTTTCGTCCCTGACTTTTCAAAATACGGGGTTACCCAATGAACCTTCGCCAAGCCGAAATCGCCAAGATGCTTGCCCAATGGCTGGAAAGCTACACGCCTCCCCGCAGCATGGCTGGCAATGCAGAGGCGTTGCAGCGCGAGAGCGAAAGGCTTCTTAGCGTCCTCACCAAGTTCGCGCCGCAGGACGGTTACAACGGATGGGTTTCGTCGGTTCTTGAGCAATGCTCATACCAGATGAAAACCCGCGCTTGGCCGACAGTCGGGGAATTGGGCGCGGCCTGTTCTAATGCCAGAAAGGCCATGAAGCCGAGCGAAAAGCCCGCCGCATTTGTGCTGGACGTTCACGAGTTGAACGCCAACCGGATGAAGGCCGGGGAAGCTGTGGGCGAGGGGTATCTGTATGGCCGCGAGGCTGTCGAGATCATCGCGCGTGGCCTGATTGATCAGGAAACCATGACGAAGTATCGCAGCGCCGCTTTTTTTCGCCGCAAGGACATTCACGGCGAGGAAGCTGCATTGGCTTGGGAAGCCGAGGCAAAGCAGCGCCATGAGGATGCCAAGACGGCCCGCAAGCAACGGGTGGCAGCATGACGCGCGATGAACTGGACGCCGCAGTCCTTGGCCGCATTTCCGAAAGCCCATGCATCATGGCCGATCTGATCGCCGCATCTGGTGTGAGGAAAAACCTGATCAACGCTTCGCTGCAACGCCTGTTCAAGCGGAACGCCATCAGCAAGGCCAGGCACAACCGCAACACCAACAGGTATTACATCGGTGAAACGGCCCCGAAAGAAAAGGACGCCGTTCTGGAGGCCCGCCCGGTTCGCGTCCATGCAATCCCTGTGAAGCGCGTTGTTGTCCGCCCGTTCAGCATCGCCGGGGAAGACGGGAAAGCGTTCACCGTCACCCTTCCCGCCGCCCCTTGGTAGATCCGCGCATGACTGAGCGTGTCCTGAAAGCTTTCTGGCATCGTGGCCGCAGAATGGCCGTCGCCTGGACAACCGCCGAACTGGAACGCCGGACAGGGCTTTGCTTCGAGCGGCTGAATGTCGAACTGCGCACCCTGTCACGCAAGGGCTGGGCAACAGGACACAAGGCCAACCACCGATACGACAGGGCAACATGGGAACTCACCCCCGCAGGCAAAGCAGAGGCCGAGCAGATCATCCGCTCCGAAGCCATCGCAAGGAGCGCGTGATGACCTGGCTCATAGCTTGCGAATATTCAGGCCGCGTCCGGGATGCCATGCTTGCCATAGGGATCGACGCGGTATCCTGCGACTTGCTGCCCACCGAAGTGGACGGCCCGCATATTCAAGGCGACGTGACGGAGCAACTGCAACGCCGCTGGGCTGGTGTCATCGCTCACCCCCCATGCACGAGGCTTTGCAACTCGGGCGTCCGCTGGCTGCACGAGCGGAACCTGTGGGATGATCTGAAACAGGCGATTGCATTCTTCCAGGCTTGCCAGCGCGCCAACGCGCCGCGCGTGGCCGTGGAAAACCCCGTGATGCACAAGTATGCCCGTGACGTGGTTGGGCCTGCGTCTTTCAGCGTCCAGCCTTGGCAGTTTGGTGACGACGCGAAGAAGCGCACATGCTTCTGGACGCGCGGGCTTCCTGCGCTGCGGCCAACATCGGCGCTGGACGGTTCAACCGCCGTTGCAGAGGTTCACACCGCCAGCCCCGGCCCGGATCGCTGGAAAGAGCGTTCCAGAACATACCCCGGCATCGCCCAAGCCATCGCAAGCCAGTGGGGCAATTACACCGATCTTCTGACGGAGGCCGCTTAGTATGCAGGCAAGCCAGCAAGCAACGCAGCACAAGCGAGCGCCGTGCGATCATCGGCACCGCGCCGCTTCATTTGCACGATGGAATTGGCCGAAACGCCAAGAAGCCGCCCGCACTCTGCATCAGAGCGCGCCCGGCCTTGGGCTTGCATATCGGCAAGCCATTGACAGAAGCGTTGGGCTGTCATGCGGTGGTGGACGCTACAGCAGCAGCTTTCAGCGCGCGCAATTCCGTAGTGGTGCGGATACGCCCCTCGGCATCGCGGGGCAGAGCGGCACGGGCGTTGTAGTAAGCCAGCCATGCTGCGTTTGGGCAGGCAATGCCATCAACAGACACAAGGCCAGCGGCGGCACGGCGGGCTTGAGCAGCGGCGATCAGATCAAGAGCGTTCATGGCGGTCTCCATTTGCTATTCCACGAATATACAACTTACTTGTATGATATGCAAGGGGTGAAATGATGACACACTGGGGCGATATCACCGCAGAAGCCCGCAAGCGGCTTACCCCCGTGGACACGCAACTCCTGCGCCAGTTCGCGGCCAGAGAGCGCCAGCCATACGATCAGGTGCTTCTTCCGCTGCTGCTGGAAGCCGCCGCAGACGAAATCGACGGATACCGCGCCCGCGAGACTGCCGAGCGCGAATTGATCCAACACAGGCTGCAACGCGCGGCTGAAATGCGCAGAGGGGAAGCGATATGAACCGCGAGGAAGAACTGATCGCCGAAAACGAAGCGCTGCGGGTGCAGTTGCGGGAAATGGCGCTAGACGTGCTTGCCGCATCTGGACAGGCACAAGAGGCATATGAGGCGCAGCTTGCAGCGGAGGCCAAAGCCGACAGATTGCGCGCAGAGGCCGAAAAGATCGCCGCACAGCGCGATGAGGCGATTTCGCGGGTGATGCAGGCCGATGATCAAAGGCGTTCCGATGCGGCGGCCTTATATGGGTGGATCACGTATTTCCGCGATCAGCTTGAAATCGCCAACCGAGAAATCGCCCGCATCCGTTCCGACAGGCAAAAGGAGCAGCAACCATGAAACTCACTGATCGCCAGAAGGCCGATCTCGCCAAGCAGGAACGCCGCCTAGGCCCCACCACAGGCGCATCCAAAGGCAGCAAGCCAGCACCGCCCGCAACCCTGAAAGTCAGGCCGGGAAAAACAAAAGTCCGCGTGAAGTGGGAGAAGAGGTTCTGATGACACTCTGGGCCGCATACACCCGCCGCGAATTCGACGCCCAAGAGGAATGCGAAGCCTTGGGCATCACCTGCTATGCACCTAGGCGCGTAGACGTGCGCCGCAGCGGAAAGAAACGACGGGCAGAGGCCGTCATTGGGCCTGCCTGGCCGGGGTATGTGTTCATTGAGGCAAGCTCCGAAGAATGGCACTATTTCAAGGCCAGCAAGCACATCAAGACGATGATGGGCATAGGGGAAAAGGAGGCGAAGATGGTCCGCGCGCTTATCGAAAGCGTTGAGGCGGAATTCAACAAGCGCATGGCGCAGATAGACGCAGGCGAGAGGCTTTCCGAGTATCGCCCCGGCGAATTGCTTGAAATTGTCTTAGGGCCGTTCGCGGGCCAGCTAGCCCGCTTCAAGCGCATTGCCGAAGGTGCTATGTTCCCCGAAGTGGTGGCGGAAACGGAACTCATGGGCCAGGTGGTGACGATCAAGCTGGATCCGCTGGCGGCAAGAAAGGCGGTGGCGTGATGCAGATCGAAGAGGGCAAGGTTTATGTGACGCGGGACGGGAAGTTTCACGCTGGCCCCATGATGAAAGTGGCAAGCGCTGATGCGTGGGTTTTGGAGCGCTACCCGTTCATGTGTTCGAAGACGAGATTGGCTGTCCGTGCTGATGGTAGGTGGCGGCATTGGCCTGATACCGAAGATCATGAATTGGACTTGGTGTCTGAATTGCCCACCGCCCCTTGATTATCCCGCAACCATCGGTATACTGCGCCCATTGCCTGCACCAGCCCTAGGCGGCGGTCAGGTGCGCGGCCCCGGCTGAAATAGCGTCGGGCGCAAAGTCCTAAGCTTTTCCAAACACATCGCGAGGCCGTCATGGCATCTGTCTATGTCACGTTGGGCCGCACAGGCCCCGCCGCAAACGGGCAATCTCTCGCCTATTACGGCCAAACCCGCAGCGAGGTTATCACATCGTCCGGCACCTCTGCCGCTGGCGGTCTCCCCGCATTCGAGGGCGAAGTCGCGCAAGTGTTCTGCGCCTCAGCCGTCTATGTCCGCAGCGGTGCAACCGTCACCCCCGCAACCGGCCTTTACGTCCCGGCTGGCATTCCCACCTATATCGGCATGGTCGCAGGCGAAACCCTGCGCGTGATTGATGTCTGAGGAAAAAAAATCCAAAAAAATGCTGCGGGGTTGTGCTGGTATCCCCGGCCCCGGACGGCCCAAGGGTATGCCGAACAAGACAACCGCGCTTCTCAAGGACGCAATCCTGCAAGCGGCGGAAAAGGCAGGCGGCGAGGGAGGCATGGTGGCCTATCTGACGCAGCAGGCAGAGGACAACCCCGGCCCGTTCATGGCCCTGCTGGGCAAGGTGCTGCCCATCCAGACGATGCACGGCAGCGATCCCGACAACCCGCTTCCCGGCGTCATCACGCTCAACATCGTAAAGCCGGATGGCGCAGCTTGATATACCAGCTGTATTCGCGCCCCTTCTACAGCCTGCGCGATACAAGGGTGCATATGGTGGCCGGGGTTCTGGCAAGTCGCATTTCTTCGCGGGCTATGCCGTCGCACTCATGGCGACAAAGCCGAATTTCCGCGTGGTCTGCGTCCGCGAAATCCAGAACAGCATCAAGGACAGCGTCAAGCAACTGATCGAGGACAAGATTGCCCAACTCGGGCTGTCTGCCTTCTTCACTATCACCGATCAGGAAATCCGGGGCCGCAACGGTTCGCTCTGCATCTTTCGTGGCCTGCAAAACCACACAGCCGCAAGCATCAAGTCTCTGGAGGGCTTTGATGTGGCATGGATTGAGGAAGCGCAGACGATCAGCCAGATGAGCCTGGATCTGCTCACCCCGACAATCCGCAAGGACGGCAGCGAAATTTGGGCAAGCTGGAACCCGGTTAGCGAGACGGATCCGATTGACGCCATGCTGCGCGGCGACGAACGGGACAACGCCGTTGTGGTGCTGGCGAACTGGAGCGACAACCCGTATTTTCCCGAAGCCCTGCGCGAGGACATGAACCGCGACAGGGAACGCAACCCGGACAAGTATGCCCATGTTTGGGAAGGCAAGTATCAGTCGCTTTCGGAAGCCCGCATCTTCCGCAACTGGCGCGTGGGCGAGGTTGAGCCGCCCGCCCGCGTGATCTGGTATGGCGGCGTTGACTTCGGCTTTGCCAACGATCCCACAGCGGCTTTGCGGTGCTGCCTGATCGAGAATAAGACGCTGTATGTTGATCACGAGGCTTTCGAGGTGGGTGTTCCTACCGACGCCCTGCCTGTGTTCCTCGCCCGCATTCCTGAGTTGCACAAGTGGCCGTGCAACGCTGACAGCGCCCGGCCTGAGACGATAGACTATCTGCAACGCCACGGCTTCCCCCGCATGAGGGGCGCGCGCAAGGGCAAAGGTTCGATAGAGGACGGCATCAGCTTCTTGCAGGGCCTGGATATCGTGGTGAACCCGCGCTGCATTAACCTGATCCGGGAACTCGGATCATACGCCTATGAGATCGACAAGCGCACCGGGGCCATCCTGCCCGTCCCCGAGGACGCCAATAACCACGGGATCGACGCCCTGCGTTATGCCGTGGAGCGCCTGCACCGCAAGGGCAAGCTGATCCCGATGGACGTTGTGCTGGACGATGACCTCTTGCAGCGCCCGCCGGATTACCGCGCCGAAGCCCGAGAACCTGACGACTGGAAGGTTGTTTGATGCTTGAACTCGCCCAACTCAAAAGCATGGCGGAACGGGCAACCGATCTGACCAGCGACGCGCGCGAGGCTTCGGAGCGTGATCGGGATTACTACGACGGGTTCCAATGGACTGCCGAGGAAGAGGCAATCCTGAAAAAGCGCAAACAGCCCATCATCACAGTCAACCGCATCAAGCGGAAGATCGACGCGATGATCGGCATTGAGCAGCGTGGCCGTGTCGATCCCGTCGCCTATCCGCGCAATCCGCAGGACGAAGAAGCCGCCGATCTGGCAACCAAGGCGCTGCGGTTTGTCGAGGAAACCCAGCGCGTGGACGTGAAGCGATCCAACGCCTTCGAGAACCTGATTGTGGAAGGCTACGGCGGCGTTGAAGTCATCGCCGAGGAATACAACGGGCAACTCGATGTTTGCGTGAAGCGCCTGCGGTGGGAGGAAATCTTTTTCGATCCCCACAGCCGGGAAAAGGATTTCTCGGATGCGGCCTATCTTGGCGTCCTGAAATGGATGAGCTTGGACGCGGCGATGGAATACGCCAGCCAGTTCTATCAGGGCGACGATCTGGAAGCCATTCTTGACACCGGGGCCGATGGCACGGCTGGCGAGACATACGAGGACAGGCCGCAGCGTGAAGGCATGGCATGGGCCGACAAGCGGCTTCGCCGTGTCCGCGTGGCGCAGATGTATTACAAGCGCGGCGGGCAATGGCATCTGGCGATCTTCACCGGGAAGGGCGAACTCTACAACGACGTGTCGCCGTATATCGAGGACGGCAAGCCAGCCTGCCCGATTATCCTCATGTCGGGCTATGTGGATCGTGAAAACCGCCGCTATGGCGTGGTGCGCGATATGATCTCCATGCAGGACGAGATCAACAAGCGCCGTTCCAAGCTGTTGAACGCGCTGAACAATCGTCAGACTATGGGCATGAAAGGCGCGGTGAACGTCGCTGAGGTAAAGCGGCAACTGGCGATGCCGGACGGGCATGTGGAAGTCGATCCGGCTGCATTCGATCCAGAAACGGGCATGAAGCCTTTCGAGATCATCCCCACAACTGACATGACGATGGGGCAGTTCAACCTGCTGCAAGAGGCCAAGCAGGAAATCGACATGTTGGGGCCGAATGCGTCGCTTCTCGGCCAGTTGTCCGGGCAGCAATCCGGGCGGGCAATCATGGCGCAGCAACAGGCCGGATTGGCCGAACTTGCGCCGATTTACGACAGCCTGCGCGACTGGACGGAACGGGTCTATCGGGCCATCTGGCACCGCATCAAGCAATTCTGGCAAGAACCGCGCTGGATCCGCGTCACGGATGACGAGGCGGCGGCGCAGTTCGTCGGCGTCAACCAGATGGTGATGGGGCCTTATGGGCCGCAGATGATGAACCCGATTGCCGAGATTGACGTGGATATCCTCGTGGATCAGGCCCCGGATTATGCCTCTCTGCGGGCGGAACAGTTTGACAAGCTGGCCGATCTGGCGGCGAAGGGTGTGCAAATCCCGCCTGACGTGCTGATCGACGTGGCCGACATTCGCGACAAGCGGAAGATCATGGAAAAGATGCAACCGCCGCCCGAGGCGCAGGCCATGCAAGCGCAGATGGCGCAGGCGCAGGCACAAATCGCGCAGCGTGGGGCTGTGGCCGAGATCGACAAGACGGAAGCCGAGGCAGAACGCGCAAGAGCGGCTGCGGCCAAGGACATGGCGTCCATCGGCAAAATGCAATTTGACGCGCGGATGGAAGTCGTGCGTCCGATGAATACCGCCGCCGGGTTCTAACGGGCGATCACCGCAGTTTGGACGGACAACCAAACCCCGCCGCCGGGGCAAGGGCGATGCGTAACTCACCACGACATGGGAGACGACACGATGAGCGATAAACTCGCATTCCTTGACGACGAACAACCCGAACCCGAGGCCGAAGTTTCCGAAGCTGTCGAAGCGGAAGAGATCGAGGCGGAAGGCGAAGGCCAGGGCGAACCAGAGGCCGCGCCGCCTGCGGCTGTCGAAGCGGAAAAGCCGGGCGCAATCCCCATCAGTGCGTTGCTGGACGAGCGGGAACGCCGCCAGAAGGCCGAGCGCGAGGCGGAAGAACTCCGTCAATGGCGCGCACAGATCGAAGCGAAACAGAAGGCGCAGCCCGCCCCGGATTTCTTCACGGATCCCGATCAGCGGCTGCAATACGAGCGAAACCAGTTTCAGGCGCAATTCACCGCCTTGAAGCTGCAACAGTCGCGGTTCCTCGCCGAACGAGATTTCGGCGCGGAAGAGGTGAAGGCGGCTTATGCCTACTTTGACCAGCATCCGCATCTTTCGCAGCAACTTCTGGAGCATCCGTCGCCGTTCCACGCGGCGGTGGAGTTCTACAAGCGCCAACGGGTGGCCGAGGAAATCGGCGCTGATCCCGAGGCGTGGAAGGCTTCTCAAATGGAAGCCATCAAGGAACAACTCCGCGCAGAGATCATGGCTGAACTTGGCGGAACCGCTCAGCCGAAACCCCGCCTTCCCGGTTCGCTGGCGTCCGCGCCTGCGGCTGGCAAGGCAGGTGAACCGCGCGCCAAAGGTTCAGCGTTTGACGCTGCCTTCGGTTCGTAACCGCATCAACCCCTACGGAGTGTAAGAGATGGCACAAACCTCTCTCAATACTGCCTCCCGCGTCGCAAAGTGGGATGCGCAGTTCTTCGCGGAATACGTCCGCGACAACCGCTTCCGCCCCTACATGGGCCGGAGCGATGGCAATGCCATGATGCCTATCGTGACGAAATACGAGCTTTCGGCGGGCGGCAAGACCATCAACATCCCCCTCATCACCCGGCTCAAGTCGGGCGGTGTGCAAGGCACCTCGCGCCTGTCCGGCAACGAGGAAGCCCTTGGCAACTTCAACAAGTCGATCACGGTGAACTGGAACCGTAACGGCGTGGTGATCGTGAAGCCCGACGAGCATTGGACCGAAATGGACCTGCGTCGCGCGGCACGGATGCAGCTGAAAACCTGGGCGGGCGAAAGCCTGCGCGACGACCTGATCTGCGGCTTCATGGCTGTCGACGGCACGTCGTTCCTGCAAGGCAAATCTGCCGATGCGGGCGGGCCGACGCTGACGCCGCTTGCCGCCTATCTGGCGCAGACGGAAGGCAACAAGAACTCGTTCCTTGCTGCCAACGCTGACCGCTATCTGTTCGGCGCGGCTGTGTCGAACAACAGTTCGAACAACCACGCCAACTCGCTTCTGAACATCGACACTTCGGCGGACAAAATGTCTGCTGGCATCGTGTCGCTTGCCAAGATGCGCGCGCAGGAAGCCGATCCGCACATTCGCCCGTTCAAGACGGATGACGCGGAAGGCCGTGAATGGTTCGTGATGTTCGTCGGTTCGCGTGGGTTCCGCGATCTCAAGCGGGACTCGTCCATCCTCGCAGCCAACCGGGAAGCCCGCCCGCGTGAAGTCGGATCCAACCCGATCTTCCAGGACGGCGACCTGATCTGGGACGGCGTGATCATCCGCGAAGTGCCGGAAATTCCCGTCGTTACGGGTGTCGGCGCTTCGACTTCGGATGTGTCGATGGCGGCTCTCTGCGGCGCTCAGGCTTTGGGCGTGGCTTGGGGCCAAGAACCGACTTCGCGGGTCAAGAAGGAAACCGACTACGACTTCGAATATGGCGTTGCCATCGAGGAGTGCCGTGGCGTTTCCAAGCTGATCTACAACGGCGTCCAGCACGGCATGGTGTCCGTCTGGTATAGCGCCCCGGCTGCGGTCTAAGGAGGATCAGATGCCTAACGCAACTCTCCGTTCCATCGTGAAGCTGGACACTCTGCAAGTGAAGGCAGAGCGCGCGGCCACGATCATCGACAGCACGGTTGAGGTGGGGACTTCGGTCGCCGCCGGGACTGAATACGTGTTTGTTCGCATTCCCTCAAATGCGCGCATTCACGGCCTGTCGCGCATTGCTGGCGACGTCCTGGACGCCACCGCGAACACCCCGACGCTTGATCTGGGGTTCAAGGCGGTTTCCTCGAACATCACCACCGATGATGACGCGCTGAACGACGGGATCGACCTGTCGGGATCTGCTTTCGATGTGCGCCTGATCAAGGATCACGCCAACTCGGGCAAGATGGCTTGGGAATTCGTTTCCGGCCAGACGTCCGATCCGGGCGGTTTCTTCGATCTGATCGCCACCACGAAGGATGCCGTTACCGCCGCTGGCGGGACGCTGACCCTGACGCTGGCCTATTCGGTTGACTGATAGCGACGGGGGCAGGGGAAACCTTGCCCCCTTCCACCATGGAGGGACGCCATGCGCGCCAAGTTTCTCAACAACGCAGCCGGAGATTGGAAGGGCATTGCTCTCTCGCCGTTCTGCGAGTTTGACGTGCCGGAACACCTGCGCGCCGTTGTGGCGGCAAACCCGAATTTCGAGGTTCTGACGGAAGAAAAGCCCGCAGAACTTTCAGAGGAAAAGCCCAAGCGGGGCCGTCCGCGCAAGGTGCAAGATGGCGACGCGGCTTGAAGTGATCGAGCGGGCCTTTCGCATCCTTGGCGTGAAAGCCGAGGATGAAGGGCTGACGGCTGATCAATATGCCAACGGCGGCGACGTGCTGGATAGCCTGTTTGCCGAGTTGGGCAATGAAGCCACGATTTCGTGGACGCTGGACACGACGCCCACCATGTCGTTTCAGCCGCTTGGCATGCTCTTGGCGGTGGAACTGGCCGGGGAATACAGCGTTCCGCGCCCGACAACGCGCGGGCTGGCTTGGCGCAGGCTGATGGCGACGATCCGCAGCGACAACCGCGAGGACGTGCGGGATCTGGACGATGACGGCGCGATTTCCGACGAGGAAGCCGACGCCGGGGCGCGGAGCCTGTATTACTGATGCAACTGCAATTCTTCGCCCCTGCCGCGCGTGATAGCGATAACATCGCGGCCAACCCGTCGCGGCTGGTGAATTGCTATCCCGAACCAATTGTTGCCGGGGGCAGGGCGCAATACGCGATCAAGTCTGTCTTGGGCTTGCAGCCGTTTTCCGCCCTTCCGGGCGTGTTTACGCGGGCGCTGTCAGAGGTGGACGGAAAGCTGTTTGCCGTGGCTGGCGAGGTATTGCAGGAAATCGCAGCGGATGGCGGATACCTCAGCCATGGGGCCATAGCGGACGACGAAAACACCACGATTGCCGGGAACAACGGCGATGTAACCGTGGTGGCGAACGGCGACTATTACCTGTGGGATGGAGTGAGCCTGACAAACCCGACGCCGGGGGCTTTCAGCGACTTCGGCAGCCATGATTACATCGGGAATTACACGGTTCTCACCGAGTTGAACGGGCGGCGGTTCCAGTGGAGCGACATTGCCGACGCAAGCGATCTGCCGGGGCTGAACTTCTCCACGGCAGATGGGCGCGATGACAACCTGATCCGGCCTTTCGCGATCAATGGCGTGTTGTATCTGTTCAAGGAAACATCGCACGAGGTTTGGTATCTGACGGGCGGGGCAGGGGCGGCTGCATTCGAGCGGCAAGCGGGCGGCGTGGTTGATGTTGGCTTGAAGTCACACAACCTGATTACCCGACTGCCGGGGGCGGCTTTTTTCGTCGGAGATGACAACCGCGCGCATATCGTGGCCGGGGCATTGCAGCCGATCAGCATTCCCCCCGTAGAGACGGCCATCAAGGACTGCCAGCCGCAGGCATGTTTCACCTATGAGGACGAGGGGCATACCTTCTGCGTCATCACGTTCCGGGATTGCCCGGCCTGGGTGTATGATCTGGCGACGGGCGAATGGCACGAGCGGGCGGAAGGGGTGACGCTGGAGGCTTGGTCCGCGACGTGTTCGGCCAAGTTTCGCGGGGAGTGGTATTGCGGGCGATCCGATGCGCAGTTGTTCCGGTTTGCCAAGATCGGCACGGATGACAACCAGCCCCTGATCCGAGAGGCGACAAGCAAGACGCTGTATCAGGACGGGCAGCGGTTCAACGTGGGGCAGATCGAACTCTTCCCCCGGCAGGGCTTTCAATCGGCCACGCTGGAACTTGAGATAAGCCGGGATGGCGGCTTGACATGGACGCCTCCGAAAACGCGCCAGATTGGCCCTGTGGGCAACTACGCGGGGCGGGTGATCTGGCGGAACCTTGGGCAGTGTCGGCAGATCACGGCGCGGGTGCGGTTTAGCGAGGCGCAGCGGTTTACCACCGGATACTCCGGATCGTCGCGCAATTTCTTGTATAGCGCGATAGAGTGGCTTTTCAGGCCCACCATCGTCTGGTTCGCGCCAAAGTTCGTCACCTGCGCGGCGGAATGCCATGTCGTGCCCGAGGTCAGCTCATCCCTCTCGATCAGAACGACGTCGGTCCATCCCTCCTGGGTGAGATGATAAAGCGTCGAGCAACCGGCGATGCCGCCGCCGATGACAACTACTTTGGTACGGGATTTCATGAGACGCCTCCGATGCAATTGCACAAACTAAGGAAGGCAACTCAGCTGCGCCGCAACGGTCAGTGTGGGGTTTATCAAAATATCGGAACAGATTTGTGATGTAGTGATAAGAACGTGGAATGGTTTGCGCCCCTCCGCGGACCTGCGCGGATCTCACGTCCTGCCACTATCGTTGTCGCGGGAAGTCGCGCTGTCAGGAAACCAGCCTGAAGCTGTCCGTCAGCCAGGGGTTGCTTTTGTGAAGTGGCGCCAGGGCATGTTCAAGGATCAGGCTGCGCAGCTTGCTGTCGACAAGATCAACCAGCGAGCGCGAGCAGTCCGGGGTGCTGACAATCGCCAGCGTGCGGGAAAACGTCTTGCCGGGAAAACGGTGCATGCGCAGCTTTGCATGAAATCTCTTGGCCCGCGAGAAGTGCAGGGGCGTGGTAATGGTCCATCCGGCGCCGGCCGCGACCATCGCCATCAGCGTCTGGTGGCTGCTGCATTCAAACCTGTGGGGCGCCGACACGCCGATGCGGCGCAGTTGCGATTCGATCTGCTGCGCGATCATCAGGTTACTGGAAAAGCGCAGGAACGGCAGCTTCGTGCGCCCCTCCATGATCTCGGTCAGGGATCGGTCGTCAACCAGGGGAAGGACCAGAACAAACGGATCGCGTAGCAGGGGGCGGTCCACAAGGTCGCGTATGGTTTCGCTTGGCGTGGTCGTGACGCCCAGGTCAAGTTGCCGGTCGCGCAACATGCGGATGACCGAATGGCTGGAGTCGGTATGATACAGAAAATCGCAGACGGGCATTTTGGCCGACAGGAATACAGCCAGGTCGGGCGTGATATCGCTGTCAAAATCCTCGATCGTGCCGATCCTGAGGAAACTTGCCTCGGATATGCTGCCGGCCGAGGCCTCGGCCTTGGCCCTGCGGATTGCATGAAGCGCCTCTTCTATGTTGCGCAGAAAAGCCATGCCCTTTGGCGTCAGCACCAT